ATGCTTTTGTGTGATTTGTTTTTTGGTATGTTCATTAGTTTATATCTGCAAATATTTCATCTTGTGCAAAAACAATAGTATTACAATTGAATTGATTTGATATATCTCTTGCATTATTAAAAAGATTTTCGCCTATTTCTTTTTTAAGTCTTGGCATATCTTTTTCTAATAATTCTATGTGACATCCATTAATTTTATATCCATAACCTTTTAAATTAACTTCTGTTCTATCAAAGAAAACCCAGCTATCTTGATTAAATGTTTTTATATCTTTCATATTACTTCTCCAAAGTATGTAAGATTTAATTACCTTACAATACTCATTATACATATATATACCCAATATACAACATAATATAGTTAAAAATGTGCAATTAATTACCTAAAATGTGCAAAATACCCTAAAATAAAGCATGGAAAAGGGAAAACCAGGTAGAAAAAGAAAGCTATCTAATCTAAGCGAAGAAGAATACAAACAGATCAGTCTATGGTCTGGAGATGGCTTAAATGAAAGCCAAATCGCTACATTGCTTAATGTAAACATCTCAACAATAACTAGAGAAAAGAAACGTAACGAGCAATTTGCACACGCTATAAAAAAGGGAAAGTACAAAGCAGTTCAACTGGTAGCAAACAAAGTATTTCAAAACGCAATGGATGGTAAAGAAACAAGCGCAATATTTTTCCTAAAGAATCGCGACCCAGACAACTGGGCGGATCGCCAGGAAGTAAACTACAACCTAGATCTTAAGAATGTTCTTACCGACGCACGCGCTAGGATAATAGACCACGCTCCGTCTGGCGCTCTCCCAAAGCGCACGCGCGCTGCGACAGTAAGCGACAGCGAGGGCGCGGATGAATAACATAGGGTGGGGCGGATGCGAGCATATAGTTTTGCTCCCTTTTTAACTAATGCTAGATTCTCTCGTAATTTCGCATTTGACCCCCCCTTTCTTTGCATGGCGGTGGTGATATATGTATAACTACTGAACTAAAATTTTTTAATTTTTTTTAATATATGAAATACGGCGTAAAACTAGAAAAGGAATTGATGACCGAACTATGGTCAGGTCCAATTAAAGACAACCCAGTAAACTTTGTTAAGTATGTATTCCCATGGGGACAGAAAGACACCCCCCTTGAGAACTTTAAAGGACCAAGAAAGTGGCAGGAAAAAATTTTACGAGAAATGGCAATACACATTGAGCGTAACAATGTATTAGACCTACCAGAGATGTTTAGACTAGCTGTAGCATCAGGTCGTGGTATTGGTAAGTCAGCACTTGTCGCATGGATTATTCTATGGATGTTATCAACAAGACTAGGTGCAACCATAATCGTAACTGCTAACACCGAGCAACAGCTTAGATCAAGAACATGGGCGGAGTTAGGTAAGTGGCTAACGCTATCTATTAATTCTCATTGGTTTACCAAGACAGCCACAACGATTAAACCAGCACAATGGTTTGAAGATGCACTAGTAAACGACTTGAAGATAGATACTGGTTACTACTACGCGCAGGCGCAGCTATGGAGCGAAGAGAATCCTGACGCTTTCGCTGGTATTCACTCCTCCTACGGAGTTTGCTTAATCATGGATGAGGCATCAGGTATTCCCTCGCCCATCTACTCTGTCTCCGAAGGTTTCTTCTCCGAACCCACGCGCGATAGGTATTGGTTCACTTTCTCCAATCCGCGCCGAAACACTGGGCCATTCTACGACAGCTTCAACTCTAAGCAATCCTTCTGGAAGAACGAGCAGATAGACTCGCGAAACGTAGAAGGCACAGACCAAAAGCTCTTTCAAACGATGATTGAGCAGTATGGCGAAGATTCCACAGTCGCGCGCGTGGAGGTGATGGGAGAATTTCCATCCGCCGATGACGATACTGTCATACCAATGGACTTAGTTAAGGCAGCAGTCGATAGGGATGTCTCTCTTACAGCTAACGCACCGATTATATGGGGACTAGATGTTGCACGATTTGGCGGAGATAACTCTGCTTTGTGTATACGCCAGGGAAACCATGTTATGAGTATTAAGTCGTTTAGATCTATGGACTTGATGCAGTTATGTGGTGTGATTAAGAATATGTATGACGAGTGTACTGCGATAGAGAAACCACAGGAAATATTGATTGACGTTATTGGTTTGGGCGCAGGCGTGGTGGATAGGCTCGCGGAGCAGAACTTACCTGTTCGCGGAATCAATGTTGCCGAAGCGCCAGCGAGTAAGAAAAACTATTTAAACCTTCGCGCTGAATTATGGTTTGCGATTAAAGACTGGCTCGCGCAAAGAGATTGCAGAGTTCCACGCGATGATGATTTAGTCGCAGAACTTGTAGCGCCGCTGTATAAATACACCTCTACAGGTAAAATCAAGATTGAGAGTAAAGACGAGATGCGCAAGCGTGGAATTAAATCTCCAGACAAGGCGGATGCGCTCGCGCTGACGATGGCATCCTCGGCTGCAAGTTTTGGTGGAAGCACTAGCTTTTTAGGTTATAATTTCAGACAACCGCTAAAATCTAAAATAATTAGAATAGGATAAAGTATGGCAAAGAAATATAAAGAAGAAGAAATCATGGCCGCAGTAGAAGAGCAAGGCGATATGATTGATTTAGTAGGCGTGATTAAATCCGAGATGGATGATGCCAAAGATTTTATACACCAAGTAGGTGCGGAAAGAGCTGAATCAACAGAATACTACCTAGGCAATGAGCCAGAAGGTACTAGCTCTATGCAGTCAGAGTTTGTTTCTACAGATGTTAGGGAAAGTGTCTTGTTTATGTTGCCATCAATCATGCGTACTTTCTTTGGTACTAAGAAGATTGTAGAGTTTGTCCCTAAAGGACCAGAAGATATAGACGTTGCACAACAACAAACAGACTATATTAACTATGTCATACAGCAAAAAAATCCTGGATTTAAAGTTTTGTATGACGTTTTTAAAGATGCGTTAGTAAGAAAGACTGGTTTTGTAAAAGTATTTTGGGATGACAGCGTAACTGCAACTACCCACGAATTTAGCAATATAGATCCACAATCCTACCAAGCATTAATCATGGATAAGAATGTAGAGGTGGTAGAAGAGTCAGTAACCAATGAGACTATCGTAACGATTGACCCTATAAGTGGCGAAGAGGTAGTGCAAGAAATACCAGCAAGTTATGACCTAACAATTAGAAGATTAAAACCAAAAGACCAGGTGTGTATTGAATCAGTACCACCAGAAGAAGTGCTGATATCAAGGCACGCACGCGACATAGAAACTGCATCTTACGTTGCACATAGAATGATTAAGTCAGTCTCTGATTTAGTTGCTATGGGTTACGACCAAGAAGAGATAGAACAGTATGCAGGTTATGGTGGTAGTGCGTTAGACCCAGAAAGCTACGAAGAGCAAGAAGCAAGAAACCCATTTGACAACATGGTATACCCAGATAGAAATGATGCTGGCGGTAAAGATGTTTTATATGTAGAGCATTACTTATACTATGACTATGACGATGATGGTATTGATGAGCGAATTAAAGTTTGCACAGCAGGTAATGGCTTAGAGGTACTTCATGTAGAACCATTAGACGAACTGCCTATATGTATGTTCTGTCCTGACCCAGAACCACACACAGCTATAGGATCATGTCCAGCTGACTACTTAAAACCAATTCAAGCGGCTAAATCACAAATTATGCGTGATACGCTAGACTCACTAGGTCATTCAATCTTCCCAAGAATGGGTGTTGTTGAGGGTCAAGTAAACATAGACGATGTACTTAATACAGATATTGGTCAGCCAATTAGAATGAGAGCGCCAGGAATGGTACAACCATTTGCTGTACCTTTTGTTGGTAAAGAAGCTTTCCCAGTCCTAGGATATTTAGACGAAGCAAAAGAAAACCGAACAGGTGTATCTAAAGCAAGCGCAGGATTAAACGCAGAAGCATTACAATCTACTACTTCCGCAGCTGTAACAGCTACTATGAGTGGCGCTCAAGGTAGAGTAGAACTTATCTGTAGACACTTTGCTGAAGGTGGTCTAAAAACCATGTTTAAAACAGTAAATAACCTAGTTATTAAGCACCAAAATGCACAAGATGTATTTAGATTAAATGGTAAATTTATCCCTGTAGACCCAAGATATTGGGACTCTGACAAGGATATGGTAGTCAATGTAGCTATATCTAAGTCATCAGACGAAGAGAAGTTCCAAGTCTTAACACAAGTTGCAGGCAAGCAAGAACAAATATTACAACTACTAGGACCACAGAATCCTTTAGTATCTATGCAGCAATATGCAAACACTCTAACAAGAATGATAGAGTTAGCAGGATTCCAAGATGCACAATCATTTGTAAATAGCGAAGTACCGCCTATGCCACCGCAACCGCAAGAACCGCCTAAGCCAGATGCAGCAGAAATGCTTGCACAAGCCGAAGCAATGAAAGCACAGGTTAGCGCACAAAAAGCCATGATTGACGCAGAGACAGATAGAATGAAAATCATCATGGATGACGACAGACAAAGAGATATTGAAGAGGCACAACTTAGAGTTAAGGCTATGGAGCTACAAGCTAAGTATGGCGCACAAATCAATATCGCAGAAATCAATGCAGTAATGGAAAGAGACAGAGAAGGAATAAGACAAAATGCAAAAGCTCAAGCTCAAGGATTATTTACAAACAATGTCCCACCCCAGCAAAATATTTGATATTGAAGTAATAATAGATGACATGGTTTATGTTGGAAAAGAAATTAGAGCAAAAGATAAAGAAGCAGCTTTAAAAATCATGTCTATAATGTCAGGCGGAGAAGTAACAACTGAGTCTGAAATAATACATTTTGAAGAAAGGATGGTACATTAAATGAAATATATAAAAAAAGTATGGGTCTGGTTAAAACAAACTTGCACTAAGTTCTTAGACTGGGTAGACAGTCTTTTAGAACCAAAGCCAGTCATTAAAAAAAGAGGCAGACCAAGGAAGAAGAAGTAATGGCAACACCAAGAAGAGGTA